AACATCATTCGGATATGATAATGCGTTCTTATCATACAAAGGAAAAGTTAACCCAACAAGTATTATATCTGATAGTGTTGATTGGAACGTAATTACAAAAGGATTCCACATGGATTCTGGTGCTACGACTGTTACAATAGTAAACACATACACAACAAGTGGTGAAACAACTTTTGAAGTTGGTGTATCTAGTTTTAACTCTGAACCAGAAGATAATACAAACGCATACTATTATTTATATTCAAGAAAATTCACATTAATGTTAGAAGGTGGATTTGATGGTTGGGATATCTATAATGAGAAAAGAACAAATGGTGATGAATATATAATTGGTGGAACTGGTTATATGAGGGGAGCCAAAAGTGTTTCTGGCAGATATGCTGCCGCAACTGGTCAAGGTACATTTAAGCAAATTGTTGAAGGTGATGGTACTATTGATTTTGCAACAACAGATTATTATGCATACTTAAAAGGTGTTTTAACATATAAAAACCCAGAATCAGTTAATATTAATGTATTCGTTACCCCAGGTATTGATTATGTTAATAATAGTAATTTGGTTGAGGCGGCTATTGATATGGTTGAAAACGATAGAGCAGATTCAATTTATATAACAACAACGCCAGATGCTGATTTATTAGATACAAATACAAAAGCATATATATACCCACAAGAATCAATTGTATCTTTGGAGGAAACAAATATTGATTCAAATTATACAGCAACATATTACCCTTGGATTTTGGTTAGAGATACAACAAACAACACACAAGTTTATATTCCACCAACAGGGGAAGTTTGTAGAAACTTAGCATTAACTGATAACGTGGCATTCCCTTGGTTTGCATCTGCTGGTTATAGTAGAGGTTTGGTTAATTCAGTAAAAGCAAGACTTAAACTTACACAAGACGAAAGAGATATATTATACCAAGGTAGAATAAATCCTATTGCAACATTCTCTGATGTGAATACCGTAATTTGGGGTAATAAAACATTACAAGTTAGGGAGTCTGCGTTAAATAGACTTAACGTTAGAAGGTTGCTATTGCAAGCACGTAAATTAATCTCTGCGGTTGCCGTGAGACTACTTTTTGAACAAAATGACCAGATAGTCCGCCAACAGTTTTTGGACACCGTAAATCCAATCCTAGATGCTATTAGAAGGGATCGTGGCTTAACTGATTTCCGTGTTACAGTTTCATCTGACCCAGAAGATATTGATAGAAATACAATGAGCGGTAAAATTTACATAAAGCCTACTAGGTCATTAGAATTCATATCGCTTGAATTTGTGATAACACCTACGGGTGCTTCGTTTGAAGACATATAATGATGGACATATCCAACATTGAGCCTTATTCTAGGGTATAATGATGGAATTTTACAACAAACCCCCACTTCAGCTTTGAGGTGGGGGTTTTGTTTTTTTGGGTTTTTAAATATATATATTAAAATACTTACAATTATGAAATTAAGAAATATTATATCAAAAAATATAAATGAATATTTGTTTGAAGCACAAAAAATTAAAACTAATATAAATGATAATTTTTGGAAATGGTTTGGGGATAGTAAAATTATTGAAAATGGAGAACCAATTTCTGTTTACCACCAAAATGTTTCTGGGGATAATAATTTTAATGAGTTTATTCCCCAGAGTTTTGGTACCTTTGGTCAGAATTCAATGTTTTATTTTGCAAAAGATAAAAATTGGGTCAAAAACTTTGTGAAAACTTTTAACAATTCAAACAAAGAAAAACCAAGAGTTTTTTATTTATCAATACAAAATCCATTAAACTTACAAAATCTTTTGTTAACACCAAAAGAATGGGTTTCATTTTTAGAAAATAAAAACCTATTAACTAATACAATTAAAGATTCTCTAAATAATATGCCTAACTGGGCTTATGGTGGATTTAATAAAATACCTTCGTGGAAAATATATAGGTATGATTTTGGTGAATTTGTTGATAAATTAAAAGAAAATGGATATGATGGGGTTATTCAAACTGATGCTAATTATGGTAGAACTAATGATTTAACTACCTATGTTGCAATTAAACCTAATCAAATTAAATCTGTTAAAAATGATGGTAGTTGGGATATAAATGATGATAATATTTATTCATAAAACAAAAAACCCCCACTTCAGCTTTGAGGTGGGGGTTTTCTTTTAGAACTCTTCTATTGGGAAATTCTTTGTTTTTATTTCCCAGTATTCAGCCATAAACTCTGCTCTGAACTTATACTTGGGGTCAGTATGATAACCTGATTCGTAAATGCATTTACATATGCTTTCATATAAATCTTTTTTCGGTAACTTATAATTTGCCTTTTTACAATCATAATACCTACCAGAATTTAATATTCTAGCCCAAGCCTCTATACCTAATTCCGTTGAATTAGCGCTATAAAACTTAGCTTTAATCATTTTATTTTTGCCTTTGATTACTTCCCTTGTGTTATAAGTAACCGTACCAAAACCTTTTATTGCTTTACCCCCACCTGCATTAGCATGAATACGCCATAGATTTGTTTCAATACCTTTGTTTGTTGCTTCAATTATAAAGAATGAGTATATCATTGATATTGGAAAGTCAGTTAAGTGATGAACATTCATAAGCATGTCATCGTAGTTAAACGCCATCCATATTCTTCTCATTTTAAATAGATTAGCATTTTTCAAATTTCTAAATCCATACTTTTCAAGGTATGCTTTTAATTGAACTCTATTTAAATTACGTATATCATAACCATAAGACCTACCAGCATAAGCATATTTATCTATTTTAGATTTACTATCAACTAAAACTTTTTCTTCTTTTTTTGGTTGTATTTTAGATTCAAGATATAATGTATCAACTTTAATAATTGGAGTCATTTCAATTAACGCTGGGGATTGTTTCTTTGGGGAGAATAAGAAACCTATAAATATTAACCCCCAGAATCCCATAACCATAGACAAACCAAACCCTTTTTTTTCTGGTTTTTGTATATTTCTTTTCATTAAAAATTTTAATATAAAAATAAAAATTTATAACACATAAGTAAAGATATAGCAGTAAATCTATTTTATATTAAACTTATATTTAATAATTCAATAAAAATGAATATTTATTATAAAAAAATAATTATGATAGTTGAAAGTTTTGATATTAATAATACTCCTGATATGAAATATTATGCATTTGATTGGGATGATAATATTGTTTTTATGCCTACTGAAATAATTTTATTAGATAATAATGATGAAGAAGTTGGGATGTCAACTCACGATTTTGCTAAATATAGGGGGGATATTGGTAAGAAAGATTTTAAATATAGAGGAACAACAATAGTTAATTATGCCAATTTACCATTTAGACAATTTAAAGTTGAAGGCGATGAACAGTTTTTGAAAGACATTATGATAGCAAAAACAGGACCAGCATTTTCAGATTTCAAAGAAGCAATTAATAATGGTTCAATATTTTCAATTATAACAGCAAGGGGACACAACCCAGAAACATTAAAAAAAGCAGTTAAAATTTATATTGATAATGATTTTAATGGGATAAGTAACAAAAGAGTTATACATAACCTTAAAAAGTATAGAGATTTAACTGCCTTTGAAAGTGAGGGTGATATTATTGATGATTATTTAGATTTATGTAAATTTTATCCTGTATCATTTGGGTCAGGCAGCGCTGCTAATCCTGAAGATGAAAAGGTAAAAGCATTAAATGAATTTTATGATTATTGTAAATCAATGGCTAAAAAAATCAAAAAAGCATTTTCTTTTAAAAATGATATTAAAGGAGAGGCTTTAAAGAATTTAAAATTTTCAATTGGGTTTTCAGATGATGATCCAAAGAATATAGAAACTATTAAAAATAAAGTTAACAAACCAGAATTAACAATATATTCAACAAATAAAGGTAATAAAGAGAAAGTATAATGTTATATTATATATAATTATTATATTAATAATATATTATAATACTAAATTTTAAAAAAGAGAAAGTAAATACATTTTTTTTAAATAATATAAAAAAAACAATAAATAAACATTTTTTCTAATTAGTAGATATTTATTAAATATAATAATAAATAGTTTAAAAAAAAATTAAAAAAATATATTATGGCGGATTTACTTATGAAAATGCCTTTACCATATGAACCAAAAAGGCAAAATAGGTTCATTTTAAGGTTTCCTTCTAGTATGGGAATAAATGAGTGGTTTGTAGAATCAACTTCGAGACCTAGTATTAAAATGGATCCAGTTGAAATACAATTCTTAAATACATCAACATTTGTTTCTGGTAGATTTACATGGAACACTATTAATGTAAAGTTTAGAGACCCTATTGGTCCATCTGCAACACAAGCATTAATGGAATGGGTTAGACTTCATTCTGAATCTGTTACTGGTAGGTCTGGTTATGCTGCTGGATATAAGAAAGATGTTGACTTGGAACTTTTAGACCCAACAGGTGTTGTTATTGAAAGATGGATATTACAAGGTTGTCTATTGACAAATGTTAATTTTGGTGCTTTGGGTTATTCTAATAATACTTTAGTAGATATTGATGCAACAATGCAACCAGATAGATGTATTCTTGTTTATTAATTTTATATTCTATTCAATTTAAAATCCATATATTAATTTAATATATGGATTTTTCTATTTATTTTACTATTTTTAATTATATTTTTATTATAAAAAAATGGAAGATAAGACATATGAATATGCTCAAGCCAATTTTGACTTACCCCATGATGTAGTAGAGTTACCATCAAAAGGTATTTTTTATAAAAATAAAAAAAAGTCAGTAAAAGTTGGTTATTTAACAGCATCTGATGAAAACCTTTTGCTAGGTGCATCAAAGAATTTTACACTACAATTGTTAAAGAATAAAATATACGAACCAGATTTAAGACCTGAAGAAATGATAGAAGGTGATATTGAAGCGATATTAATCTTTTTAAGAAATACTTCATTTGGTTCTGATATGGAAATTATGGCAGTTGACCCCAAAACAAATAATAGATTTAAAGTTAATGTTAGTTTGGAAGAGTTAACCATA